AAAGACGATTGAAAGTTTAGAGAAACATACGTATAAAGAAGGAACTTCAATTCCGGACAAAGAGTCTGGATACGATCACTTTAGTGACGCATTGCGTTATTACATTGATTATGAATTCCCAGTTCGCAGAGATGTGGACCCAGCTACACAAATTCCTCAGCGATGGGGTCATAAAACAATTTAAAGGATAAACACATGAGCTCAATGCAAACAGTGGACCAACAGTTAGCAGATATTTCTAGTAGTAATCAAATCTATCAGGACAATCGCAACTTTTGGCGTTACATGTTAGAAAGTTATTTAGGTGGAGAAGACTATCGTCAAGGTGGCCACCTAACACGTTACCAATTAGAAACAGATGCTGAATATGCTGCACGTCTACGTGCAACTCCATTAGAGAATCACTGCCGTAGTGTTATCTCTGTTTACAACAGCTTTATGTTCCGCGAAGAACCCGAGCGTGAATTTGCTGGATTAGAAGCTATGCCTGAATTGACTGCATTCTTAGCGGATGCTGATCGTGATGGACGCAGTTTAGATGGTTTCATGAAAGACGTTAGCACATGGGCCTCAGTATTTGGCCACTGCTGGATCATAATGACAAAACCCGATGTGGGCGCTATCACTCGCGCTGATGAAGTGGCCTTGGAAGTGCGTCCATACGTTAGCCTAATTACGCCACTAAGCATGTTGGATTGGAGCTGGAAGCGTCAACCCAATGGTGCATATGAATTAGACTATATTAAGTACATTGAAGAAACCAACGGCGATATCCAAGTCACACGCGAGTGGACACCAGAAACAATCACCACGTGGGAAGTGGACACTGGCAAGAAATTGATTAAGAGTGAATTAGTGGAAATAAACGGCTTAGGTCGTATTCCTGCAATTATTGCTTATAACTCACGTTCAACTGTTCGTGGTATTGGTGTTAGTGACATTGCTGATATTGCTGATGCACAGCGTTTCATCTACAACAACACTAGTGAAGTAGAACAAAGTATCCGTCTTGATAGTCACCCAAGTTTAGTTAAGACTCCGGAAACAAATGCCGGCATTGGTCCAGGCAGCATTATCTCTATGCCTGAGAACATTGACCCTGCACTAAAGCCTTATGTGTTGGAATTTTCTGGCGCAAGTGTGCAAGCAATTTATTCTGCTATTGAACACACTATTGCCAGCATTGATAAAATGGCTAACACTGGTTCAGTTCGTGCAACAGAAGCCAAGAGTATGAGTGGCGTTGCAATGCAAACTGAATTCCAATTACTAAACAGCCGTCTAGCTGAAAAAGCCGACAACTTGGAATTGTGTGAAGAACAAATGTGGCGCCTATGGTGTGCATACATGGGCATGAGCTGGGAAGGATCCGTTGACTATCCTGGCAGCTTCAACATCCAAGACACACAAAACGAATTCAAACAGTTAATGGATGCTAAATCGGCCGCAACTGATCCACGTGTTCTAGCACTAATTGACCACGAGATCATTGAATTGCTGGGCGAAGATGCTGACATTATCATGCCAGAGCTAGTTACTCTAATGGATGGTTCTACTGTTCCTTACGATAGTGCTGAACCATTTGAAGAACCTGAGCAGATCTTCAATCCTGTAACAGGCGAAACTGGTTGGGTTGTAGACTTTGCTGCCAAGCGCGAAGCTCTTGCTGCTGGCTGGGTCGAATACGAGGATAAATAAAATATCAGGATTGGCTGTGTTATTTTGGTAATGCAGCTAATCTTATACAACTACCTTAGAAAGGGCGAGGTTAACAATGACCGATCAAAACATTGGCACACAAGATAACGCAACTGATGCGGCAACTTTACAAACAGAAAATCAGGCAGTAGCAACTAAAACATATACGCAAGAAGATGTTGACAATATGATGGCCCGTATGCGTGGCTCATTGGAAAAGAAACTTCTAAAGCCATACCAAGATTTGGGTGATCCAGAGGAACTTAGAGCACTTCGTGAAGAAGCAACTAAGCGCCAAACAGAACAACAAATTAAACGTGGCGAGTTTGAAAAAACTCTGCAAGATTTAGCTGCTAAAAAGGATCAAGAGATCCAAAAACGAGATGCTATTATTAAGGACTACCGAGTTAATGTACCTCTTGTTAACGCTGCCGCTAAGTTTCGTGCTGTTGCGCCAGAACAAGTCAAGAGTTTACTAATTAATAATGTTAGACTTAATGGAGACGGTGAAGTAGAAGTAGTTGATGCTAAAGGTTCAGTACGTTATGCAGATAACGGAACACCGCTAGCAGTGGAAGACTTAGTGCAGGAATTCCTATTGAGTAATCCACACTTTGTTAGTGCAACACCTGCAACTACCAATACCAAATCTAGTATCTCAAATTCCGCAAAGTCTCTAGATATTTCAAAACTAGATATGAAAAATCCAGAGCATCGTGCGCTTTACCGAGAATATCGTAAAGCAAACGGTATAGCCTAACACTTATTAAAGGAGAATTATAATGGCTGGTTCTACAACTACTACTCTAAACGACTTGCTACCTAGCATTGTCGCTGAAGCAATGTTCGTTGCTGGTGAGCAATCGATCATGCGCGGTCTTGTTAAGACTTACACTTTGGCCCCAGGTCAAGGTAAGACTGTAACAGTTCCTATCTACCCAACACAATCTGCTGCTGCTGTTACCGAAGGTGACGAAGTAAGCAATACTGCTGTTTCTACAAGCGGTGCAACTCTAACTGTTTCTACAGCTGGTATCCGTACATTGGTTACTGACTTGGCAGTTGCTTCTGGTGCTAGCAACGTTGTTGCTGACCTAGGTCGCTTATTTGGTGAAGCTATCGCTCGCAAGATCGACACAGACTTGATGGCCCTATTCAGTGGCTTCTCTGGTACTGTTGGTGCTGCAAACGTTGCACTAAGCGCAGCAACTATCGCTCAAGCTGCTGCTAAATTACGTGCTGCTGGTGTTCCAGCTCAAGACTTGGCATGCGTTGTTAACCCATACGTTGCTTACGACTTGAAAGCAAACTTGACAAACACATTTGCAAACCCTAACGCTGGTGTTGCACAAAACGAAGCAATGGCATCTGGCTATGTTGGTTCGTTGTTCGGTATCCCAGTATACGAGTCTAGCTTGATTGCTGACAACGGTACTGCTGGTGACTATGTTGGTGGTGTATTCCACAAGCAAGCACTTGGCTTGGCTATGATCGGTGACATCAACATCGAAACACAACGCCGTGCTAGTTTCTTGGGTACCGACGTTGTTGCTTCTGCTCACTACGGTGTTGGTGAGTTGTATGATGGTTACGGCATTGGCGTTGTCGCTGACAGCTCTATCCTGTAATTAAGGAATAAGAAATGGCCTTCTTACTAAACGGTTCTCAGGTAATATCTTTTGCTGAATACGGTGACGTTGAAGCAATGGATCAACGCCTATTCGAGACTAACGAAGGCCTAACGAGCGATGTAGTTGAGGATTCTCTAATCCGTAGTACTGCTCGTATTCTTACTCTATTAAGAGCAAGTGATTGGTGGAGAAGTTATTATGTCCGCCGCAGTGGATCAGAAGTGATCAATACTGTAGCTGATATCCCTGCACTGAATCCTGTAAAGATTCAAGACAGACAAGACGACTTCACTGATCTCTGTGTCTACTACGCACTTTACAATTATGTTCTACCTAAGATCGCAGATTTTAGCACTGAGGATAATGCAGAGCGTCAAAAGATCGGCTATTACCAAGCAAAGTTTGATAAACTCTTCGGGGAATTGATTACTGCCGGTGATTGGTACGACTTTGACGGTAGTGGCGCAATTGGATCCAGTGAGAAATCACCAGGATACAGCAATCTTAAGCGAGTACGATAATGAGACAAGCCATCTACGACAGCATCCGAGCACTAGGTGCAAACACATTGGGCACATTCTCAATGAGCACTGAACTGCCATATGACGCAAGCGGCACACCATTGTATCTAAAGAACTTTAAAAAGATCTATGTTGACGTTGACCAAATTAGTCAAGACGCAACATTAGCTACATTAAGTGGTGCAACTTGGGTAGATGAAACTACAACTGTTCGTGCATACTTCGTTACAGACGCCAAACTGCTGCCTTCAAACTATGAAACACTTGTTGATGCAGTCAAAGAATGTCGACTAACCTCTGATATTACTGGTGTTACACAACGCCGTTGTCAAGTTAGCACACGCTTTGAAGCTGACGCACTTGTTACTGAATTTGAATTCAGCTTTACCAAACAACTTAACTAACCAGCAAAGGAATAACAAATGAGTTATATTAATCCAGCTCCTGGTACTACAAGCCAAGTCGTTCTTAAGATCGAATCTGGCCTAGCACTAGGCACATTAGCACTAACAAGTGCTAACGTTACAATCCCAGCATTGCAAGATGTTACCATTAACAACGCTAATGACGTGTTTACTTGGTCGCAACTTGATGCTACTGCTAAGAAACAAGTTGCAACAACTTCTACTAACTCTGTTAGCATGAACTTGGTTGTTGATCCAACTACTTTCTTCGGTAGCAACGTAACTGCCGGCCAAGGCGACACTACTGCCCAACAAGGTATTATGGGTCTAAGCCGCAACAAGACACTTACAACTTTCTCTTTGAAAGTTCAAGAGTCTACAACCGACTACTTCATTAAGGGTCAAGGCTACATCACAGGTTTAGCCCCAACTATTAGTGCAGACAGTCCAGTATGGGTAACACCAGTTACTATCACTGTAACAGGTGACTATACTGTAGCAACTTCTGAGTAATCCTCAGGTGTAACTAAGCAAGTTAAGGGCTCACAAGGCCCTTTTCTTGTATCCATAAATAGATAGGAGAAGATCGATGGACGTATTAGATAAAAAGACCGAAGCAGAAATCCTTCGCACAATGCTCGCTGAAATTGCTAAAGCAGCTAACGAGATACGATGTGCAAAAGGAGATCTAGAGAAAGCCCACAACAGATTAAGTTTTCTGTTAGTGTTGGCAAACAAAATGATAGAAAGAACAGGAGATTCACGATGAAATTATCACAATTGGCTAGTAAGCCACAACTAATTAAACTAAGCCTTGATGACGCAAGTATTGTAGAAGCCTACGGCGACTCACTTGAGTTTTACATCTATGATCGTCAAGGACTAGACAACTTTGTCAAGATCGCAACACTAGACACAGCAAAGTTTGATCAACTTGCTGGCATGATCAATGACATGATCTTAAATGAAGATGGCACACCTGTTGTTAAAGACGGCCTTGCATTACCCACAGATGTAATGATGGCTGCTATTCAAAAGGTAGTTGAAACGCTGGGAAAGCCCCAAGTGTCAACTTCGATGAACCAGACCCAGAACTAACCATCATGTTGACACTGGACTTTGTTAGTAAAAGATACGGCAAACTACCCAGTGAAGTCATGGCTTCGGCATCTACATTTGATTTGTATGTTGCCGATCTTGCAATGCGATACCAATCACACATGTATGAAGTGGAAGAAGCAAAGCGAACCGGTAAAGCAGCACCAAGTGGTAAGAAATTAAGCACTGAAGAAATGCTTGCCATGATTGATAACGTAAGGAATCCAAAAACATGATTAAAATGACTGTAGATACCAGTGAGTTTCGAAAGCTCATTGCTTTGGCTGAAAAGGAAATTGATTCTGTCGCCGATGATGCGTTTAAGCACTTTTTAAAAGTAACGCCAATTAAAACTGGCAATGCTAGACGCTCAACTACACAGAACCAACGCACTATTGAAGCTGATTATCCATACGCAGAAGTGTTGGATATGGGTCGTCATATGACAGCCAAAGGCATGCGTGGTAGTGTGCAAGCACCACGAGGCATGACACAACCTACAGTCGATTACGTTGTTCGAGTATTGATTCCACAAGCTATAAGGAGAACTAACAATGGCAACTAACATTAGCGTAACGCTAACCATTGATAACAAAAGTTACATTGCCGAATTAGGCAAAGCAGAAGGGCAAACAAAACAGTTTGCTCAAACTGCAAAAACCGCTATGTCAGATGCCAATGACAGTTTTAGCAAACTTAATGTCAACACTGGTGCTTTAACCACTGGCATTACAAAACTTAAAACAGTTATTGCTGGCGCTGCATTTTTAGGCTTTGCCAAGAGTGCAATTGCCATGGCAGATGCTATTAATGATCTAAGCCAAGCAACTGGCATTGGTGTTAACAGCATTGTTGCATTCCAACAAGCCACTATTACTGCTGGCGGCAATGCCGAAGGTGCTGCCAAAGGACTACAGTATTTCTACACGCAAATTGATGCTGCCGCAGAAGGCTCGGGCCGCCTACAAGCAGTATTTGGTGAGTTGAATATTGGACTTAAAGATCTTGCAAACTTAACTGAACAAGAGCTGTTCATGAAGACTGTTGAAGGTCTTGCTAAAATGGAACAGAGCGCACACAAGACTGCACTACAAAGTGAATTGCTAGGCAAGAGCTTCCGTGGTGTTACTATTGATGAAAGCTTTGTTCAGAAACTACGCGATGGTGATGCAGCCACAACCAAGATGGCAGAAAGCATTAAACGTGCTGCTGAATTAAATGACAAGTGGGAAGAAAGTATTTCTAAGATTCGTATTGCGTTCTTAGAAGCATTCGAACCTATTGTATCTGGCCTTGCTGACTTGTTAGACAAGATGCCAAGTTTAATTACTGCATTTAAAGTGCTAGGCACAATCATTGTTGCAACATTCGTTGCCAGTGGCTTACGATCATTCATTAGCTTATTGGGCATGGCCGGTCGCGGCGTATCTTTCATTGCTGATGGCTTAGGTAAATTAAACATTGGACGAGCACTCACTGGCGGCGCAGCCAACAAAGGCATTACTGGTTTACGCGATGCTGCAAGTGCAGTTGGTTTAGGTGGCGGCCTTATTGCTGGCGCTGCTGCTTTCTTTGGCGGCAGTGAAGAAAACAAAAAAGAAGAAGAAGCGACCAAGAAGAATGCGGGCGCACAACGTGAAGTTGAATACGCATACAAACGTAAAGTTGCTGAAATTGAACGAAGTGCTCAAGCATTTGCAAAAGCCAATGCACATGTGATTGATAACATCAACACTGAAAACCAACTAATTGGTAAGAGCAAAGAATACGGCGATGTTATTAAAGCGCAAGAAGAATTGTATAAGCGTAGTGCTGATGAAATCGATCGTCTACGTGCTGCTAAAGAACAACTAACCAAAGATGAACTTGCCGGTGGTGTTGGCAAAGCATACGACGAACAAATTGCCAAGATTCAAAAGTTAACTGCTGCGGAAAGTGATCGATTAAAGCGTTCTATTGACAATAGCAACATGCTACAGAACGCAGAAAAGGTTCGCTTGTATGGTATCCAACACGAAATCGACATGAACAATCAATTGCTGGGCATTCAAGGTGACCTGGCAAAGATTGGCATGAGCGAAATTGAAAAGAAGTACTATGATATTGATGCAGCAGCTAAAGCATCTGCACGTAGCGCAATACAAGCTGAAGAGTCTCGTTTAAATCGCAAATTGACTCCTGAAGAAGCACAGAAGTATTATGATATCAGCATCAAAGGCACTGAAGCATTAAAAGCCAAGCAAAGTGAATTGTATGAGGTAAGTCGTCAATTCTCAACTGGTTGGAACAACGCATTACGTGAGTATGTGGACAATGCAACCAATGCTGCAAACCAAGCACAACAAATCTTCTCTAAAGTCACAAGCTCTATGGAAGATGCATTTGTGAACTTTGCCAAGACTGGTAAGTTTGAATTCAAGAGTATGATTAACAGTATTCTTGAAGACCTGCTACGTATGCAAGTTAAGGCAAGTATTGCCAAGATCATGGGTCTAGGTTCCGGTGGCACAGGCGCCACAGGCGGACTATTTGGCGGCAAGATTATCCCTGGTATTCTTGCAAGTGGTGGTCCAGTAAGCGGCAATCGACCATACATTGTTGGTGAGCGCGGACCTGAATTGTTCTTACCAGATGGCAATGGCAGCATGGTACCAAACAAGGACTTAATGGGTGGTGGACAATCTGTGGTATATAATATACAAGCAGTTGATGCTCCAAGTTTCCAAGCACTAGTTGCTCGTGACCCAAGCTTCATTCATGCAGTGGCAATGGCTGGCGCTCGCTCATACCCAACAAGCCGCAGATAAAAGGATTAAAGAATGACAACAACTGCATTCCAATACGTATTCGACAATGCCCAAAGTATCGGCATTGATCGTCGTGCTACAGTAGCACAAACAATCTCTCGTGACAACACAGTACGAACAGTATCGCGTGGAGGTCAGGTATGGCGCTTTGAAGTGCGATTGCCCGACGGCATGCCATGGGATGCTGCTCGTCCTTACATTGAAGCAATTGACTATGCCGATCGTTATACGCAAGGCACAGTTCAGATGAACAATACAGGTTACACTAGTTGGTTGAACAAGTATCGTGGTGATGGAACAGCTTTCACTGCGTCATGGACACAAGGTGCAACGTCAATCACACTATCCGGTGGATCAGCATCTACATATAAATTCCGTGTAGGTGATTTTATACAACTTGGATCCGGCGGCCACGTGTATTCCGTTGTAGCAGATGTAAATTCAATTTCATCTACTGTTAATCTTAATAGAGCTATTGTTGATGCAAACGGCTCCGGATCACTAATCATTGGACCTGCTGTTACATGGACTGTTATTTGCACAGAAATGCCAAGTTGGACCATTGATGCACGAAATCAAGTATCTTGGTCTGGACCATTTAGATTCTCTGAGGTATTAGTATGAGCATCAATCTAAGCACATACTCAGCAGTTGAAGCAGCAATGTTTTGTCGCATTGATGTGCCTGATTATGATGTTCTACTGTTTAGCAATTACAACATTCCTGTAACTATTGGCACAGACACCTACACAAACTTAGGCACACTACTAAGTGTCACAGATAGCACTAGCGACTTGCGAGCAACAGGAGGCACACTAAGCATTAGTATTAGTGGCATCCCTGATAGCAGTATTGCTGAAGTGCTTGCACAGAAGTTTAAGGGCTCCACCGTTCAAGTATGGCGTGTGTTCTTTGATGCAAACACAAAACAGCAGTTAAGCATTACCGGTAATCCAGCTGGCCGCTTTCAAGGTATTATCACCAACTATGCCCTTGAAGAAGATTGGCAAATGGGTGCAAAAACAACTTCGAATAGAATTATGTTTACTGCCTCCAGCACAGTTGATGTATTAAACAATAAAGTTGCAGGACGCAGAACAAATAGCAACGATCAAAAGAAGTATTTTCCTAATGATCTAAGTATGGATCGTGTCACCGCAATCACAAAAAGCAACTTCAACTTTGGTGCAGTTATAAAATAAAGGATTAACAGATGAGTTTCTTAGATGATATCGTAGATGTAGGCAAAGCAGTATTTGGTGGCGATAGTATGGGTTCTAGTCTTGCACGAACTGCTGCATTAGGTGCGACACTATATCTACTTAACCGAAATGGCAAGAGCAGTAGCAATCCTGGTGGTGCCACTAGTTCTGCGCCTGATCCCAAAAATCGACTTACGTTAAGTGCAAGCCCCGATAATCGAATACCAGTTGTATATGGATCTGCATTTGCGCCTGGCATGTTAACAGAAGCACGTATTTCTAATAGTAACACACGAATGCATTTTGTTTATACAATCTGTGAAAAGACTGGCTCACTATTAAGCACTGGATTGCCAAGCACATTTACCTTCCGTGATATCTATATCAATGACCAGCGTTGTGTGTTTAAAAGTGATGGTATCACAGTAGATTACACACTAGATCGAGACAGTAATGTTGATTACAGTATGCAAGGTCTAGTTAAAGTCTATTGCTTTGCTGGATCTAGTTCCACACCAGTTGTTCCTAGCGGATACACAAATGGCAGTTTGAGTGCTGCTTATAGTATTGTTCCTGAATGGACCTCAAACCACACAATGAGTGAGCTGATCTTTGCGGTCATTGAAGTAAACTACAACAGAGATAAAAGCGTGACCGCAGCACCAAGCAGCTTAAAGTTTCACATTGAAAACTCAATGAGCCAGCCCGGTGATTGCTTGTATGATTACATGACCAATACACGCTATGGTGCTGGTCTTACAGATTCGGAGATTAATGTATAATGAAAAGTCTTAGTGATTTAAACCGAGCAAGCGGTCGCTTGTATCCAGTTGTTGATTATCGTACGCACGAAATTGCATATACTAGTTCTGAACCTCCTAGCACACCTGATGCTCAAGTTGCTGATGTAAATTACTTCTTACCTTATCGCACTCCGTATGGGTTTTCTCGTATTGTTAACCCAGCAAAAGTATACTTAGACTTCACGTCAAGTGGGTCTACAACTTTCACATCATCTAATGTTTATACATCGGGTTTTGAATTTAGCGTTATTGTTGATAGAACAGTATCCAGTTCTTCTCTAACTGATTTATCAACTCTACTATCACTTAGAAATCATGTGACATTTGCCGGCATACAAAATTCATGGAACGGATATCAATATCCTCTAACTGGCATTGGGTCTGGAACAATGTATGCCCAATGGGGTGCATACGAATATGATGGTGGCGGAAATCCAATTTCCTGGATATACACAGTTCGTGGTATTAAGAACATGAATGATTGGAACTTGGTTAAGTGTCCTCTCATTAGTGTTTCTAACTTAGGTTCCACTTTAGAATTTGAGTTGAAAACATCACTAAGAACTGATAGATGGAGCACCACATTTACACGCAATGCCGGTATTGATTACGGTGCAAGCCTTCCTGTTGACACTACTGATAGTTTTAATGCAAATTTAGTGAACTTTGAACAAGATCGTTATGCATTCCAAAACGTAGATCAATTTATTTTTAGAAATTATTATCCATTTATTAATGAAAGTGGATCAAGCACCTACATATCAAATGTTTCAGTTACTGGCGGCAACATTGGATTGACTGCAAATCCCACAAGTTCTTATTATACACTTACTGCAAACGTAAGTACAACAAACACAAATCTTCGTTCGTTGCATTTTAAGCCCGCAGCAAACGTTACTGGTGCAAAGTCTATGACCATCAATATTCAAAAGGATAGCGTAACGTTAGTGAACAAGACTGTTGATTTGACAATACTTGCAAATGTGCCTCCACAGGCCAACACTTATGTGTTTACAAGTAGTGGAACATTTACTCCTTCTGCTGCTGAAAAAGCATATCAACTTTGTGATATCATTACTATCAGTGGTGGTGCCGGTGGCAATAAGAAAACCACAAGCCCAGGATCAAGACTAGGCGGACGTGCAGGAACTATTATTGCAAACGTTGGTGTTAGATTAGACAACACTTCATACACTATTAACGTTGGTGCTGGCGGCACCGTTGTCGGAACAGATGGACAACCAGGTGGCAACACATACATTACTGGATCAACTTCTGGCAACGTTGTTGTTGCACTTGGTGGGGGCTGGACCAATGCAAACATTTCTGGCAATGCTATCACAGGCGGCGTATGGCAACATCTAAGTGGCTCATCTAATGTATATGGTGGCGGCGGTGGCGGTGCAGGCGGCCCCGGAACAGACGGCACTCCTAGTGGTGCTGGATCAGGCGGACCCGGAATTACCAGCAGTGATTACTATTTGCTTGGTGCTGCATCACCATTTACAACATTTGGTCATGGCGGCAATGGCGCAGGTGGTGGGCAATCATATACCGGATACGGGCATGGCGGCAACGGAGCAACTTCCACACAAACACCCGGAAGCGGCACTGGCGGACTTGTTATTATTAGATTTTATTAAGGATTAAGAGATGGCTTATAGTGAATATACCTACAGTATCAATGGTATCTTAGGAACTGACAAAACAGTTTTACAAAATATGGAAACTCTTGCTGGCGCTGCCGCTAGCTGGGTTACCTATGACAGCCATGATGGCCTTTGGAGTGTTGTTATTAATGAAGCTGGCACTAGTGTAGCAAGTTTTGATGATAGCAACATTATCGGCGCAATTGCAATTGCTGGAACTGGACTTGATGGACTATACAATAGTGTTCGAGTTGAATTTCCGCATATTGATTTAAATGATGAAAAAGATTTCATTCATGACTCTATGCCTGCTGGCGATCTATTTCCAAACGAAATTGATAATGTGTTGAACATTCAATATGATATCATTAACGATCCATTGCAAGCAGAATACCTAGGACTTGTTGAACTAAAACAAAATCGTCTTGATCTTGTGGTGCAGTTTAAAACAGACTTTTCACAAATTGGTTTAAAGGCTGGTGACTTAATTGACATTACTAGCACAACATATGGTTTTGTTAATCGCATGTTCCGCATAGAGAAACTTGTTGAAAGCGACACCGATGATGGCAATATCGAAATTGCCATTACTGCACGTGAATATTCTGAAAGTGTTTACAGCACTGACGATTTGTATCGTTACATTAGAACAAACAGCACAGGTATTCAAACAATTGGTAACATTGGTATTCCCGGAACACCTAGTGTTAGTAAAATTGAACAAGATGCACGTCCGCGTGTAACTATTTCCAGCACAACACCAACTGGCACAGTAGATGCGTTAGAGTTTTGGTACACACCTGATACTTATACACTTGATGAAAATCGCGTGTATCAACTACTTGACCGTGTAAAGCCCAGCTTTGGCAACACATTCCCATTTGGCAACACAGTTACAATTACAACCGATAGTTTGAATTCTGGCAACTTCTATGTTAAGACACGTGGTGTTAACGGACAAACTCTTGGCCCATTCTCTGAGCCTAGCGGATTTGTTTATACTCCAGTTCAGACCACAAACAACATCGACGAAAACACAACTGCAAGTTCTAGCACTGGTGCTCTTGTAACAGCACTTGGCGCATTAACACTACTAAACAACTTAGATCAATTGTTTTTAGGAAACACAGCAACAGGCAGCATGTTTAAGAAAGTATTTGATTTGTTTAGTAGCAATACCGGATATGATCTTGTAAGTCAAGCTGGCAATCTTAATACTATTACCAGCAACACAAATAATGTGATGATTAGTGCTGCTAGTGGCAAATTCACTGTTAGCGGACTTGGACAATCTTCTAGCAACAGCAGCTTTAGTCAAATGGGCAGCACTATTACTTTCACTCCAAAGATTTCTGGTTCATATAAAGTTGATGTTATCATTGACCAAAATACTTCAGGTGCAAATGGTGGCCGAGGATGTAAGTATGCTATTGTAAATGGCGATAACACGCAAAGTCCATATGGCATTACTGTGGCAGGCGTAACTGCTGGCACTAGTTTTGATCCAAGTCAAACAGCACAAGTTGCACAGCTATACTTGCAGGAACCCGAGGATAATATTCAAGCTAGTTTTGGCATATACAGTAGTATCGGCGGGTATCTTGCTGGTTCAGCATCGGGCGGCTCCGGCGCACAATATTGGAACGATTTTGCGTTAACAGATCGTCTTGATTTGGTTGCTGGCGACACATATTCGATAAAATTCTTTTATGTTAATTGGACTGAAAGTGCCCCAACTAGTGATATAAGTTTTGACGTAGGTTATAACATCTACTGCACTTCATAACACAGCATCTGGTAATCTCGCCGTCCATAAATAAACACATGCTCCTGTGCCTCAGTACCGGAGCATTATCCTACAGGAGCACTTAAATGGCAGGCGTATTAAATTTCCAACAATATATTGGTGGACCAGATCAAATTAAAGTAGAACAGATCTTCCCATCAAACCAAAAAACATTCTTATACAACTTTGCACAAGACATCACAGGATGGACTTTCGCAGTTGATTACCAAACACTCGTAGTTGACTCAGTCACGTTCAATCGCAACACTGGTCAACCCAATTTTACAGATAGTCGTGTTATCGGCTCGTTTGCCAAAGTTGAAATCTCCGGCGATTCGGCACCGGATGTTATTGATGCTGCTGCTGGCACAGTTAAAGTTTACATTCCTGCAGGCATGTATACTGGTCCAATTATTCCTGATGCACGTCAAAACGTGCCAATTACTGTAGTTGGTGTTACCTGGACTGATAATGCAACTCCAGCACAAATCAATACACATCGTTGGGCATTTATAAATTGCTGGGAACCTGATGTTACCGTAGGCGACCCTACACTGGCTGTCGGTTACACAGCACTAACATTAGGATAATCACATGGCAAATACAATCACAATCACTGAACTGCGTTCAGACGTTTCTGTTTCGGAACAAACTTCAAATGTCAGCATCATTAGCCAAAGCAATCCTGTTACTGTTAGCTTCAACTCAATTGCAGTAGAGGGCCCGGCCGGTGCTACTGGCCCAGCGGGCGCCGCAGGTCCAGCCGGAGCAACTGGAGCTACCGGACCACAAGGTGCATCTGGTGCAGTGGGTGCAACTGGAGCCACTGGAGCTACCGGAGCAGTGGGTGCTACTGGCCCACAAGGCGCAACTGGAGCCACTGGCCCACAAGGCGCAACTGGCCCAGCTGGTGCCACAGGCCCACAGGGCATTCAGGGCGTGCAAGGCGTTCAGGGAGATACTGGAGCCACAGGCGCAACTGGTGTAACTGGAGCAACTGGCCCACAAGGCACAACTGGAGCTACTGGTCCTGTTGGCGCTACAGGCGCAACTGGTTTAACAGGCGCTACAGGCGCAACCGGAACAGGTATTACTGTTAAAGGCACAGTTCCTGCTGTTGTAGATTTACCAGCTTCTGGTAACTCTGCTGGTGATGCTTGGATTGTTGTTGCTGACGGCAACTTGTATGTTTGGTCGGGCAGCACATGGACTGATGCTGGACAAATTGTTGGTCCAGAAGGTGCAACTGGCCCTGCGGGTGCTACTGGCCCTGCGGGTGCAACTGGTGCTACTGGCCCTGTTGGCGCTACAGGCGCAACTGGATTAACTGGCAACACAGGCGGTGTTGGCGCAACTGGAGCCACAGGTCCACAAGGTATTCAGGGTATTCAAGGCGTCACTGGTAATACAGGCGCACCTGGAGCTACTGGTGCAACTGGTCCCGTTGGTGCTACTGGAGCTACAGGTCCAACCGGTGTTACTGGCCCAACGGGTCCCGTAGGTGCAACAGGTGCAACAGCAGTATTAGGATATCAGTTTAATGAAGGTGTTACTGTTGCTGATCCAGGGTCAAACAGTTTAACTATTAACAGTCTTTTCTGGAGCACCACAACTAAGATTTGTGTAAGCAGCGTCAGCGATAACATGGATACTGATTTAAGCACTTACATTAATTCATGGGATGACAGCACAAGCACAATTAAAGGCTATCTAAGCATTAGAACAGACAACGGCGGTGCAGCCGTATATCGTGTTGATGGTGTAACTTATCACACTGGCGCTATTGGTTGGCACGAAATTGATGTTACAGTAATTAGTGCAAATGGAACTAATAGTCCATTCTATGATTATGCATATCTTGAGTTCTCTCGCACTGGTGATAAAGGCGATGTGGGTGCTGAAGGTGCAACTGGCGCAACTGGTCCTGCAGGTAGTAACGGAGCTGTTGGAGCAACAGGTCCAGCGGGCGCAACTGGTGCTACTGGAGCTACAGGTCCAGCTGGTGCAGACGGAGCAGTTGGTGCCACTGGCGCAACTGGCCCAGCAGGAACTAATGGATTAAACGGAGCAGTAGGTGCAACTGGTGCTACAGGCGCAACCGGCCCAGCTGGTAGTAACGGCGCAGATGGAGCAGTGGGTGCTACAGGCGCAACTGGTCCGCAAGGCCCTGCTGGTGCGACAGGTCCAACTGGTCCGCAAGGCGATCCAGGAACACCAGGTAGTGCAGGTGCTACAGGTCCAATGGGCCCAACTGGTCCCGTGGGTGCTACAGGTGCAACCGGCCCAGCAGGTGCAAACGACAGCGCAAACGCCAACCAAATTGTATATAAAAACAGTTCCAATGTGGCCACAGGCACTAGCGGAATGGTTTACGATGGCACAAGTTTTAAAGTATCAACAGGCAATATTGAATCGCTTTACTCATCTGGTGATGAAGGTGGTGAATTTAGACTTGCCACAGCACAAACTAATACCACATTGAGTGGCGGTAGTGTAGCTATTGATATCAATCAAAATCAATTGAGATTCTTTGAAGTAGGTGGAACTAATCGCGGAGCTTACATTAATATTGGCGATGCTGGTGCTGGTGTTAGCACAAACTTATTGAGTGGCGGAACACCATTTACAGGCAACTTGGCTGGATCAACACTAACTGATTCGGTTAACAACCGTATTCTTGCAAATGCGTTCCCGCAGAACACTATGGTATCTACACTAACTGGCACACAAACCAGTTATGTAACATATCAACCAGTTTATACTGCTGGTAACTTGATTGCTCCAAACGCAAGTGGCTTAAACCAAACTATTGGACAAGTAGTTAGCGGAAACGTTAACTTGCTAACCCAATGGGGCGCAGGCAACAGAACCAGTTCCATGTTCACTGCATTCAACTCAGTGACTGCAACTAGTGCTAACGCAGCAGTGAACGTAAGCGATCGAGTTCGTGCAACTGCTAGCACACTAGAAGTTAACTTGAATGGCAAGAACTGGGGCACAACCGCTACTACCATGGGCGGTGTATTATCAACTGTTGCATCTGGTAACCAAGTATTAATTCTAGGCAGTGGTTTACAAGGACATGCAGTTGGTGTTAACGGAACTGTTTCTGTTGTTCCGCAAGGCGGCACAGCAAACGTCACATACGCAACTGCACAATATGGTGTTGTAAACCAAACAGCAGGTGCTGGCGCAAGCACAATCACTTATGCTCGACTATTAGCAGGTGGCATCAGTGGTCAAAGCGGCAACGTAACTGTGGCAAACGCAATTGCAGTTCACACTCCAAGTGGTTGGGTAAGCAGCAACGTTTCTCTAGTAAACAATGCATACACAATCTTAAACGAAGACTCACGTAGTTTGATCCAAACTAACGGTAGCATTGTTTCTACTGGCACTGCTAACCGTTATGGCACAATGCAGACCTACAACGAAAAAGTTGTTGCTCTTGGTAACGTGACTGGTGCGATTGTGGGCAACGTGGCTGCTGGTTCAGTAGTAACATTAACTGCAACTGGAGGTGTTACACTTAATACCACAGACATCACTAACGCTGTTGCTGGTTCAAGCATTACTTTCATTATCACACAAGATGCCACTGGCGCTCGTGCATTGACTAGTAACTTGAAGTATGCAGGCGGAAGTAAAACACTTTCAACTGCGCCAAGTTCAATTGACGTGATTAATGTGTTTTATGATGGCACTAATTATCTAGCATCATTGGTGAAAGGATACGCATAATGTTTGGGGCAGGTAGACTTGCCCTATTTGCGGCAAACCCTGCTGCTCCATCTGGTGTGAGCGGGGGCTTTTCATATTTCATGGGTGGCTATGCGGATAGCCGCATTGCAACTGTTTACAAGTATACTATTGGAACCGATGCAGTTACTACTGCTACTGCATTGAATGCTGCACGTGACCAATCGTCTGCTTTTGCTAATGCTGTTGAAGGTCACTGCTGTGGTGGCTCAACTGGTAGTGCAATTACCACTCATGAAAAATACACACTCAGCACTGAAAGCAAGGCCAGCGCGACTGCATTAAGTAGCGCACGTCGTGATACTCATGCTGGTTCAAGCACTAGCACATTAGGTTATATCTTTGGTGGTTCTAATGCCAGTGCATTAAACACCATTGCCAAATATCAGTATAGCGATGACACATGGCCTACATTCTCAACTAGTTTGGGTTGGACAACTGTCTGGACTAGTTGTGCTGGACATAACAACGATACCACTGCTGTGATTCTTGGTGGTTATAGTGGATCTACGCCAAACACAGAATACAAGCTGTTTACATACTCCACTGAAACACCTGGTAGCAATCAGAGTTTACCTGCTGCACAAGGTCAAGTATCAATGACTGGTAATCAAACCAAAGCTGTGGCATTAAGTGGTTTTGGTCCTGGCACATTTGTTACCATGACTAACGCAGTTCGTTATTATGATTTTGCTGGTGGCACCTGGACTAGTGCAACTAACTTAGGTTACACAATCCGTTTTGGTGAAGGCTCTGGAGATGACTTTAAAGGTATCTTTGCTGGTGGTAGTGCTGGTTCTTTTACGCTGTCAACTGCACACACTAAGTATCAGTACAGTGATGATACCATGACCACTGCCACGCAAATCTATACAACTGCAACAGACACACCTGCTGCATTCCATAGTTTGCAAATCAGTTAAAGATACAATGATTACAAAGTTTAATAGAAATAACCACAACTTTCAGATTGCTTACTTTATTGCCGGGAGTTGCCACACTCCCGATGCAGCTTATATTGCATTAGTTAATCTTCGCCAAGAACGACAAATGGCGTTAGATACAGCTGAATCAGTAAAATTGAAACAAGCTGCTGAACAAGTGCGATGCGAGCGTCGAGTGGCTAGTGATGATCTTGCAGAACAATTAGAAGGGCAAGCTGGATTGCTAGACTTAGAGATACAGCAACGCCAACAAGTGGCACTGATTGAATCTGCACAATCGGAATTGGCATTCATCGAAGATTGTATTGCACGTATACAGCCTATGAGACAGTATTCACATTTGACAGATGCGGAAGCAGCAGAAGCTGTTCAAATGGAAGAATGGGCACACGAATTAAAGCATCGGGCAGAGAACTATATGTTAACTAGTGGAACTATTCCGCCAGATCATTTCAATACCATGAGACTGCATCCTGCATTTGCAACACTAATATTGCCGCATATTGAACGTGTGCAATTGAGCCTACGTGAACCTGATGGATATCAACAACTGTTGACTAGTAGTTCTCGGGCTTATGATATACCTGCGCTATTAGGCGTTGAATCGGTCGCTTTGCCAAGCCATGTGGAGAAGTAACCAACCAAACTCTGGATGGTCACGATCGATTTGAAAACTTTGCACTGATTCTGGTGCGATAGGATTGGCTGCTTGATTAGCAAGTGCTGCTGTAAATATGTGTTCTTGTCCGGTGATCTCAGTTACGTGTTGAACACCTTCTGCAGGACCAGCTGACATTTTTAGTATGCGTGAATCATCTAATATCTGTTGACGGCATTCTTCTCTTACGTGTTTTAACAAAAATGTGAAGCTAGTTTGGCTCATGTTTTAATCCTTAATAAATATAATTATGATTTCTAAATCACACACCAAAACTACACAACCAACATGAGCGAAATTATTGAATCCCTAGTAGAAGAAGAAACCAATCTAGTTCTACACACAAAACTTTGTGCTCAACGCTATGAGCAAATCACTGATCGTTTAAGTAATATGGATCAGAGATTTGATAGGGTTGAAGCTGCGCTACTTGAAATCAAACGTGCAGTTTCCACTGAATCTCAAGACAACTACAAAATGTATTTGGCATGGGCAGGCGTCATTATCACAACGCTCATTGGTGCAACTGGTTATCTGTTAACACACTACGTATTAAAGTAAGGACACGATCATGAGAAGTTTACCTGTTCGCGGATCACGCACTCAAAAGAATCGCAACAAGCGACCACCAAAGAAAGGTTAATCATGCCAATTCATCAAGCAACAGGTCCACGTGGTGGAAAAGGGTACCAATATGGTACTCATGGCAAAGTATATCCAACCCGAGCACAAGCTGTGCGACAAGCACAAGCAATCAAAGCCAGTCAAGCAGCAGCTAAGAAAAAAGGCAAGTGATCCAGCGAGTCATTTAAATATGACTATGCCCAAATACGCTCAACTACCGGGTGATCAACCACCTGAATATATTCACTTGCCCGATGGCCGTAGTGTGCCACTACGAGATATCATGGGGCGTCGTAGCGACTACCAATCAATTCGCATTGGTGTTAAACGCAAAGAATATTTTGCTGGACGCAAAGAAAAATACACACTCGAAGAACGCCATTGGATTGCAACTTCTGCAATTGGGGATGTGATGACAAGATATCAAGTAGACAATTGGTTAAAGGCCTGGAGCATGATTACCTACAATCGAAACATATTAGGTATGCCAAAGGCCAGCAGAAAAACATGGCCACGATGACTCAGTCGCAATTGGAACAGCAATGGCGCCGAGAATTTTGTGCTGAGTTCTATTTGAAAACCGGAACAGTTCCGTTCTTTGTTGTTGGTGCAACACCCACTGTCGATATACGCACAATGCAAACGCAAAAGGACATCAAGACTGCTTGGTTTGTATACCCACTACAAGACTACACAATGGACTATTGGGAGTTGTTGGAACTTGGAGAATGGCCCGGTGTGCAATGCCAATTATCCACAGCACTACAACTATCTGAACGACTAGGCATGATCACAATAGATCATGAGTTCCCAAGCCAATGGGTTTTACATGTGGAAAAAGTTTAATTTGACTAGTAGTTCATAAATATAGTATTATTGCTATATGAAAAACTTATCCGAACAAGACTTTGCAAAACACTACAACGCTGTTGTGCAAGAAAGCGAAAGACGATTCTACAGACCTGTTAGAATTCCACTCGCCATGGGCACCAGTGATCCGTCGGCTGTAATCGATCACAGAATGACTGCTGAAATTCTACGTGGAGTAGATGTTAGCCTCAGCGAAGAAGACTATGTGAGACTTGTAACGGATGCAGAAGAAGGTCGTTCGGCTAGATACCTAAGAGCTGCACATCCTGCGCTATTAGAAGCATGGGACCAATATCGTGTGTTGTTGGAATTAACAAGACGAGGACCACTATGAAAACTGTTGAATACACGCAAGTATGGGGCATGGCTGAATGGATGGAGCAAAACTTCACAGAAGTGGGCCGTGCATTTGCGGAAGTGGAACAAGTTGCGTGGTTGTTGGCAAATTCATATCCGCACACAGTGAAACGATCTTATGAAGCTCGCACCGACAACTTTCATATAACAATGATGTTTACTATACCAGATGAAGCATACACATTTTTGGTATTAAAATGGCCTGAAGCAACTATTCGTGTTGACTTCATGGGCCCAACTATAAAAGAAACAAGGAGCTAAGATGGGCAGACCCAGAGTTGAAAAGATTAAGATAGGCGATCGTTACATAAGTCGAGAACTATTTGAGAAGAATCAGCGGTTCAATCCTGCTACAGGTTGCACGGAGTGGACTGGTGTTACAAATAGTATTGGATATCCATTCATTGGATATTACAGCGAATCAAAACCACGTGGTGGCATGATGACAGCACATCGTATTGTGCTTGCACTTAAACTGGGACGAGAGATTAAACCCGGACACAATGCAAATCACACATGCCATAATCGACTATGCATGTCTCCTGAGCATTTAGAGGAAGGCACACAACAGCAAAAACGTGCTGATATGGTGCGTGATCAGATTCACGGATTTAAAGGCGGCAATTGCGGAAGCTATGAACACAAGCAAGCAAATCGCAAATACAAATTCTCAGAGTCAGAAATACAGTGGGTACGAGATGCCAGCATTGCGGATATCATGGCAAAGTATAACCTAACTAGAAGCCGTGCTGCCAGCAAACGCAGTATGTTTAGAAAAGGTTATAAGTGGTTGCCTTGGTCACAGGACTAAATATTTTTACACACCAGTTGGTTTTCCTTTTAGTTGCCAAACTTTTTTCCTAAATTAACAGGTGTGTGTTTCATAATTTTTCCGTTACGTGCCCAGGGTGTAGAAATATGCTCTGGGCTTTTTTTTAGAAAGTTGAGATGGGTCAAGCAAAGATTAGAAGCGCAGAGATTGCGGAGTTGAAGGCACGTGGGCCACGTCCACGACCACAAAAGCCTAGTCAACGTCATGTAACAGCATTTGGTGCATACTATCATGACAATTTATTGGACGGAGTGGGCATTTACTTGTCAGACTCATTTGAACCCTCACCGGGTTGGACCAATTTAACATTTCACACACTGGCACAGTTGGTGCGCGAAGAAGTTGCATCCACAACAGACGCCAATCGTGCGGAACGAATCGAGTTAGCATGGACTAACTTACGTGAAAACATCACCTCATACAATCAGCAGGTATTTGGGAGTCCGGGACGCAGACTAGATGTGCCTGTAATGGAAACTGAATTAACAGACTCGCTGATTGAAACGTTCATTTACACAATCACAAACATTTGGTATTTGGAGCAGATGGGCGAAATAGTCAACGATGATTACAATGGCATGGTGATTTACGCAAGGTAACACTTTTGTGTTATGTGGCATATATACAACAAACTGTGCCCTAACAAAATCCATTCTCTCTTGGGTGCAGTTCCGGAACCCTGCATAGCGCGGGGTTTCTTTTTGGCGTAAAAGACATTCTTTTGTATAATATACACATAGTAAGGAGAAGGCCATGTTGGAATTTGTGATTTTTATTGTGGTAGTTGCAGCCTGCATATCTCTAGTGGGCACTCTTGTGCAAACTATTAAACATGCAATTGCAAATCCAGTTTCAGCTTTGATTACTATTGTCTTAGGTATTGCTTTGGGAGTTATGGCATACTATTCATTCATTTCTATTCTTAATTCTGCGATTGCGAAAATCTAATGCGAACACTAATACTCATTTCCCTAGTTCTACTAACTGGTTGCAGTTCCATTGCTACAATGTATGATCGTGCTGATCCTTGCCAAATGCGAGCAGAACTTGGGCGCCCTCCAGGCTATGAGCGCCCCTCTTACTGTGGTGCCGGATCGGGACGCACATATATCTACAACAACTCAAATCAACGAATTGGTTACGTGAAGTGACACCAGAATTAATAAAAACACTATTAGCAAAGCCAGTTAATGAGGATCTGCTGGCTTTAATGCGTAAAGTGTCGGAAACGTACACACCAGAAGAACTGGCAGGAGTAATTGCACGTATCCGGGCTGAAATAGCACTAGAGCAAATGGACACAGACTTGGATACCGCAATTGCAGAATTGGCTGCTCGTAAAAGCACACGTAAACCTAAATAAGTGTATGCAACACAGACCAACAGCACTAGATAACACAATACCCGGGGTAAAGAAGCCATCGGCAGATTTCCGGCGCCTTGTGGCACGAATTCAGCAGAAAATCATCACTTATGGCGTCTGTAGTGAGTCAGAACAGCGCCTGCTGGAGCGGTTTACAGACTACGGGCACACTACCCGCAAGCCCAAATAAATTGTTCATTTTGATAGCATTTCCACGGCTTTTTTGCTATTATAGGTAAATATTAATACAGGATATCAGAAAGGAAAAAACAAATGGCAACTCAAGAAAATTCTGCAAAAGTAATATTAAAAAAGAAAGAAGTAAGAAGTAAGAACGACCTGGCGGTCGGGCCTCTTGGCCTCTCTTCGAGACAGGACGCACCTGCGGTGCTACCACCTCTTTCGCCTTCAGCGAAAGTCGAGGATGAGGTGCCCTCATGTAGGGAGTCAAGGAGAGAGATAATGGAATCGCGCCCAGAAATCGAATTGGACACTATTTCGTATGCACGCCTAAGTTTGCTCAACCCCAAATCCAGTGATCATGATGGAACACAACCAACTCGCTGGGCAATTAACATGGATTGCAGTTTTAACAGCAACAGCAAGTTCCAAAAATTCAAATGGCGTGTTACAAACAAGCGCAGTGAATTTTATGCAAACTTGCCCCAGGATTGGGCATCAGATCTCGCTTATGGAAGTGCATGGGAATTTTACAACGAACTAACTTACACAAAGTGGATTGGCAAAGCCTGCTATCGACTGGATAAACGTGAAGGCGCTTCTAAAATGAAGTTGGTAAACTTGAGTGCAATTGTTATGTGGACAGATGGCGAACAGATGTTTTATCGATTTTGGTTAGAAAATGCGGCCGTGGATGGGGTCTTTAACATTACTAGTGACAGCAAGTTCTACATGGCATCCAGCGAACCCGTAAGAAACTTCAAACCCAAAGGAGCTCAGAGTATTCAATTATGAAAGCAGATCAATACATGCGATTCCCGTGGGGAAAACACAAAGGTTGGTATTTAAAAGACGTGCCAACAGATTACTTAAAATGGGTAGTGCTTAACTACCAAAACGAACCTGGACTGCAACTGGTATGCGGTCAGGAAATACTACGCAGAGAACCACAACTTAAAAGGAAATAAAATGGCAACAGAACAAGAATGGAAATCTATTGTTAAAATGTTTAATGACTCCAACATGATTATTTTGGAGCAAGATCGTCAGCAAGAAATACACGAGGCAATTTGCAAATTGGCAGATTTTGTGGAATCAAAGATTGACCCAGAGTCTGTGGATGAGTGGGAATGGATATTCATTGAATTGGCTGATCTCATATTCAAACAAAAGTATTAATTTTATGTTGCATTTACGCAACACACCAAAAAGGCGATCTTTTGTATAATAACACTATCGCAACACACAAAGGAAAAACAAATGGCAAAACCCAATTCAAACTTGGAGTGGTTCCTGGAAGAATATTCCGGTTACTTGACTGCAAAACAAAAGTCCGCAATTCACAATGGACTTGAACTCACAGCACGTCTTGAGAAATATGCAGAAAACGCACTTGGTGTAACACAAGAAGCAGAAACAAAAAAGAACACAATTATCTGGAGCCCCCCGGGTGCAGGTAAAACATTTACAGTCCGCAATGTTGCAGACCGCCACAAAATTGATTATGTGAAATATCACGGTCGTGCAAGTCTTAATGGCTTTGTGATGAAAATGGCCAAGGCCATGTATTTGTTTGGGAACAAACAAGTGGTGCCAGTTTGGATTGATGACTGTGATGTGTTCTTCTCTGATAAGGCCAGTTTAGACTTTATGAAGATTGTGTTGGACAATGACGAGCCTGCAATTTCGTGGGATGTGAATGTGTCTAGTCAAATTGGTCGTGCAGAAAAACAAGGCGATTTAGATTTGGCCAATGCACTCAAACACTTTGACAACGGCGGTGTTGGCATTGAAATCCCACTACACAACTGCCGCTTCACAGTAACAACAAACAAACAACTAGCCAGCAAGCAAGACATTGGCAAGAAGAAAATCAACATTGACGAACATGCAGTTCGTGACCGTTGCAAGTGGCGTGCCTTCAATATCAACTCAGAAGAAGCATGGGGTTGGATGAGTAGTGTTATGCTGAGTAGCAATGTGTTTGCTGACGATGGATTCGCACTTACACCAATGCAGATGTTTCAATTGCTGAACACATTCCACAAGCACTGGGACAATCTAAGTGCAAACAGTATGCGTACAGTTAAAGAAGCCGGAGCTATGTTGCACAATAGTCCAGATAGCTTTGCTGATGAGTTTGAACAAAACTTTTTGATGTGATATGAAAAAGCCCCAAACACTTCGTGATTTAGATGCAATGGACTCGATGCTGGACTCTGAGTTCAGTGATGACGCTGGCGTTAAAAAAGGATTAAAAACTCATCTTCGTCTTTCTATATTAGAAGAAAAACAAAAAATGGTTGAGCATTTTAGATCAACCCGAGGTTATAAAGTTGTAGTAGTTGATACTGCTAATACCAGATATGAATTTAATAGTGTTGCTGAATGTTCGGAATATTTCAAATCTCCAGTTATTCAAGGTGCATCATTGGCATGGTTCCCAGCTGATGGATCTATAAAATTATCAGAAAGAAGAAAATTTAAAAATTGGGCATTCTATAGACCTTTGCTTGATATCAATTATGAAAAAGAAATTGATCAAATGAGACAGGCAAAAATTGATCATTGCAATTCTAAGCAATTAGAGTATAGAAAACGAAAAGCAAAAAAAGCCCATGATTTTTCAAACAGTCCCGCTGGACAAAAACGAAAACAACAGCAATATGCAAATGCCGGTAATGCAGCACGTAAAGCAAATTCTAAACGTTTTGTTACACCAGATGGTATTTTTAATAGTCAAACAGAAGCTGCAAACTTTTATAAAATTACCAAAGGATCCATGGCATCAAGGCAACGTCATAACCCAACGCTCTACTATTACTTAGAAAACAAATAACCCACACAAGCCCTGTTTTTATAGCAGGGCTTTTTTGTGACTATAAATACCAAAAGGATTTATAGTCACATGAGAATACATGTTTTGGGCTTGCCCCACACCATCACGCATCCCGATTACAATGGATGTGCATTTACACAAAAGGTCCGCAAGTTTTTACAGATGTTCGCAAATACCGAACATGAGTTATTCCACTATGGACATGCAGACAGCCAAATTACACTAGCCCCAAACATACATCACGTTACTGTAACTGACAACTCAACACTTAGAACAGCTTATGGTTCGGATTACGTAGATAATCAAAGCTGGCGTGAACGGGGATTTGCACACTACTATCGCATTGATGACTATGCACATTCTACATTTAGTGCAAATACTGTAAAAGCGATTGCAGAACGTAAACAACCACATGACTTTGTTCTACACTTTTGGGGATTAGGCACAAAGCCCATTGCTGATGCACATCCTGACTTAATCAATGTGGAACCTGGCATTGGAAATGGTTCGGGATTCGCACGTTGGCGGGTGTATGAAAGTTACACACTACGAGCCGCATGTGAGGGCATCAACTCAGTTAATTATTGCCGTCAAGATTGGTATCACACAGTAATACCTAATTCATTTGATGCTCGTGACTTTGTATTTAATGCAAATAAAGAAGATTATGCACTCTACCTGGGACGCATTGGTTACAACAAAGGAGTGGACATTGCCATTGAAGCCACAGCCGCTGCCGGGCAACGATTGATTGTAGCAGGACAAGGATCACTCAGAGATCTTGGTTACACGCAAGTACCCGACCATGTTACAGAGTATGGGTACGCAGATTCTGAAGCACGTAAGACATTACTGAGCAATGCCAGTTCATTAATCATTGGATCGCGCTACTCAGAACCATTTGGTGGCGTTATGGTTGAAGCGTGGTTAAGCGGCACACCAGTCGTCTCACCTGATTGGGGTGCATTTGGTGAGTTCAACATTCAAAACAAGACTGGCTATCGTTGCAGAACACTACGACACTTTGTTACTGCACTCACTGACTGTCGTGCTGGTGCCATCAATCACCGCGACTGTTATGAGCACGGATTGCAGTTCACACTAGATCGCATCCGCCCACACTACGAAAGCTACTTCAGTGATATCCTAGACACATACACTGGAGCGGGATGGTATGAACTATGAAACAAGACCCATACGTGCCACACGACGAGCATGACCATAAGACAATACCCCCATCCAAACACTAACTAAATAAGAATATGAATACTAATTCTGTTACCGCCTCTACAACTACCACGGATGACGAACAAGAAATCGACTCTGTTGCTCCTGAACAACAGGCCACACATAAGTGGGAATTTCGGGGTCGGCAAGCGCAGAAGTGGGGCACAGTTACCAAGCAAGGTCTCATTGTTGGACGTGCCCCTAATCAACGAGTAGTACCACCCGATGAAGTATACTACCTAGCTAGTCTAGGCTGCACCATTAAAGAAATGGCCACATGGTTTGGTGTTACTGAAAGCACCATGAAGTATAACTTTGCTGAGTACATCGACAAGGGCTACGAAGAGACAAAACAAAAACTACGTCAAGCCATGTTAAGCAATGCATTCAAAGGCAATGCAGCATTACAAATTTTCCTAGCCAAGAACATGTTGGGCATGAGTGATAGTCCAGTTAACACAGACACTGACAAAGTCCTTCCATGGAGTGATGATCGCTAATGGCATTAAGTAAACCACAACAAAATATTGCTGAGTCTGAAGCACGTTTTCGTGTGGTAATTGCCGGCCGCCGTTTTGGAAAAACACATCTAGCTATACGTGAGATGGCTAGATTTGCAAGATACCCTAATCGCAATGTTTGGGGAATTTACCCTACCTATAGGCAAGCCAAGAACGTTATCTGGGATGGCTTAAAATATAAGTTACAAGACTTAAATTGGGTAACAAAAGTTAACGAAACAGATCTATCAATTATATTACGCAACGGTACCAAGATAGCATTACGTGGTGCAGACAACCCTGACTCATTACGCGGTCAATCAATTGACTTTGCATGTTTTGACGAATTTGCATTTATTGATAGCGAAGCGTGGACAAATGTTATTCGTCCAGCACTAGCCGATCGCAATGGGCATGCCATGTTTATTTCTACACCGGTGGGACGTAACTGGGCATATGATCTGTATCAGAAAGGACTTGATCCTACAGAACATCAATGGGAAAGTTTCCAATACACAACTATTCAAGGCGGTAATGTTTCGCAGGAAGAAATTGAAGCTGCACGTAAAGACTTGGATGCAAAGACCTTCAGACAAGAATTTGAAGGATCTTTCGAAGAATACGCAAATAGAATCTATTACAGTTTTGATCGCAACTTAAACGTTAAATTATACGAAGGAGCCATCCCTGCCCTAATCTATGTGGGCATGGACTTTAACGTAGACAACATGTCAGCAGTATTATTCACTAGAGAAGGAAATGTAATCCATGCATTTGACGAGATCCACTTGCGTTCCAGCAATACTTCAGAAATGGCCAGTGAACTACAGTCTCGCTACCCCAAGGCTCGTTTCTACGTCTACCCAGACTCAGCTGGTTCAGCCCGCAAAACCTCAGCAGAAATCGGTGTTACTGACCACACCATCCTCCGCAATGCGGGATTCACAGTAAAGAGCCCACGTGCTCATAACCCTGTGAAAGATGGTATAAATGCAGTAAATAGTAAGTTATGCAACGCAAAGGATGAGCGTACATTCTTTGTAGATCCACGGTGCAA